TGCAGCTGAGGCCGAGACACCAGTACGGCAGACGGTGACCGTGATCGATCTCTATCAGCCTGATACGCCGGCTTACACCGCAGAGATGGACGTCAGTTGGCACGACTGGCAGCCGATCGGCAAGGCCGCCGGCGTGGTGCCGGTAGCACTGCTGGAGCTGGCTGAGGAGTACAACATCAGCCCAGTCTACGCCGCGGCGGTGTTTGTCCTTGAGACTGGCTGGGGTAGCTCATCGGCCTGGCTGGCCAAGCACAATCCGGCCGGCATCCGGTGCGGTGACCGGTACTGCCAGTACAGCACGGCGACGGAGGGCCTGCGGCGCATGATGGAGATCATGGCTGACTACTACGGCAACGGGTTGACCACTGTAGTACAGCAGCGTTCGCTGTGGTCGGAGGTCGAGGATACAGATTTAATTGTCCAGTTGATGATCCAGCTGGCGGAGTAGCTTATGGAGACAATCATCAACGGTATCAATAGGATGGCGGGCAGTTATCACGCTCAAGACATCTTCCAGGACTGGGTGCAGATGGCTGGGATCTCTATATCAAACCAGTTGTTTTACGACCAACGCCTGGAAGATCAGTATCTGACACTTGCGAAAAAATACACCACTGAGCAGTTAAAAGAAATGTGCCGATGGACCGCAAGGCTTGTAGAGCTGTTTGAGGATGATATCAATGATTACCTCGGCAGCATCTACATGATGTTAAATGCTGGGAATTCGAGGACAGGTCAATTTTTCACACCATTTCATGTGTGTGTGTTGATGGCCAGGGTGGAGCTTACTGGATATAGCGGGGGAAAAATCACAGCCAATGAACCAAGTGTCGGCGGCGGGGCCAATATTCTGGCAGCAGCCAAGGAGATCCAGCGTTTAGGTTACGATTATCAAAGTTTGCTTGACGTTGTCGCCCAGGATCTCGACTACAAATGTGTGTGGATGTCTTATCTACAGTTTAGCTTTGCGGGTATTAGTGCGATATGTGTGCAAGGCAATACCCTGCAAAATGAAATCAATTTTACCTTAGTCACGCCAATGTATTGCTTGAGAGGTGTGTCACCGTGAAAAATGATGTAATCAATTTAATCATTTTGAAGCTAAATGATAAAATTGAAAGCCGCGAAATTGAGCTTGTAAAGAATACACTGATCACTTGCCTCGAAGATTATGATCTGGTACCTAAAAAGAATGAAGTCGTACCGTATGGCTACGAAGACGAAAAGCTGATTCAGCTGTTCTTGGTAAGCAAAAAGATTGATGGATTGAGTGATCGATCCATTAAAGTGTATAGGCAGGAGTTAAATTCACATCTACACCTATACATTCAAAAAAAGATCACCGACATTACAACGGACGATCTGCGGATGCACTTCGCAAAGCGGATGATCGACAGTCCGAATTTGTCAAAAGCCACACTGAACGGCGAGCGTCGATATCTGTCCAGCTTCTTTACTTGGCTCGCGGATAATGGATATATTCCAAGGAATCCAATGCGGGCGATTAAGAAGATGAAAGAAGACAAGCGGATCAAGAAACCATTCAGCCAGGAAGAAATCGAACTCATGCGAGACGAATTGAAGAACCGGGTTGAAAAGGCAAGAAATACACGAGATCGTTTTGTAGCGATAAGAATGCAAGCACTCTTTGAATTTATGCTGAGCACCGGTTGCCGCGTAAGTGAAGCTTCCGGAGCTAAGCTTAAGGATTTAAACCTGACAAGCAACGAGATCCTCGTGTTCGGCAAAGGTGCAAAAGAACGAATCTGTTATCTAAACGAGATATCAATCATCCGCTTAAAGCAATGGCTTGAAGTGAGATCAGAAATGTCAGTAGACAGCGAGTATCTGTTCACCGGGTATCAGAATTCATACAATACCGGAACGATACTCGGCGCAGGTGGAATCGAAAGCTACTTCCGGCATTTAGGCGATCAACTCGGGATCAAGTGTCATCCGCATAAATTCAGACGCACCTGTGCGACGATGGCCTTGACCAAAGGAATGCCAATCGAAGAAGTGCAGCAGATGCTTGGACACAATGAGATCAACACAACGATGATCTATGCCCAGGTATCACAGGAAAATGTTAAACATAGCCACAGAAAATATATGTAAATGTCCAGCTGATGATCCAGCTGGCGGAAGGGAGATTGACGATGGAATTAAAAAAGGTCATCATTGAGAATTTCCGCAATATCACTCACGCGGAATATGATCTTACATCCCGCAGCATCTTCGCGGGTCCGAATCGGCAGGGGAAGACAAATACAATCCTGGCCATCTATTGGGCGTTAACTGATTTATTGCTTGATGGGTCGTCAGATTATCAATCATTTAAGCCAGAATTTAAAGAGGAGGCAGAGGTCAGCGTTGAGCTGGTCTGCGATACCTTTACATTAAAAAAAGTGTACAAGGGATGGCGGCCTCGGCAGCAAGGATCCGGCGAGCCGGGTGACTTGCAGCATACGACCGATTATTGGATCGACGGCACAAAGTTTAAAAACCAGGGCGAGGCAAAAAAGACGCTGCTTAAGCTGCTTGGTACCAACCGGCAGCTTGAGACATCAAAATTTGATTTGACCCGGGCGATGATTGACCCATATTACATCGGCCAAGGCTGCGACTATAAGACGCTGCGAAGCTTTATCGTTGAGATCATCGGCGATGTAAGTAATGAGGATGTCTTTGCATCCGATCCGGCGCTGCTGACAATCCGCGATCTGATGGCGCGGTATCAGTACGATCCAGGACTTGCGCAAAAGTTTGTCAAGCAACAAGTCGTAGCGGTTAAAAAGGATATTGAAGCAAGTGAGCAGCAAGTTAAAGGTCTGGAGTCTGTGCTAGACGTAGATCATGTATCACTTCAAAAGGCTCAAGAGGCGCTTAATCAAATTGACAAGCAAGTGTCAGGCTTACAGGTACAGCTGTCTGGCCGGGACAACCCGCGGATCAACGAGGCAAAGCTCCAACTGTCTGATATGACTCTTAAGCTGGCCGAGAGCCGGACAAAGGACATGGAGGCAGTACAGGAGCACAACCGGCAGATTGAGGCGGAGCTTCGCCGGCTGGAAAAGGTAAGACAAGATGCTGAGTGGCAGGCACAGGATTTAATCCGGCGCCGGATTTCCGCTGAGAATGCAATTCTCGGTAACGACCAAAAGATCGTCAGCATTGAACAGCAGATCGCGGAGTTGGAAGCTCGTAGGCAAGAAAGACTGCAGGAATATCACACCAGAAATGCCGAGGAATACACACAGCCAGAATCACAAAAAGAAGTGTGTCCGAATTGTGGCCATGTGCTCAATCAAGCGGCGCTTGAAAGCTACCGTGCAACCTGGGAGTCCAGTAAGCAGCGAGACCTTGATTACATCGTCCGGCAGGGTAAGCAACTGAAAAATGACATTGAAAATCTGAGATTTAAAATTGAAGAACTCCGAAAAGGAAAGGCAGACGCAGAGGAGAGTTTACCGCTGATCAAACAACAAATCCGCGAGTTTGAAAAAGACGCTCAGCAAGCTCAGGACAGCGCCGGACAGCTGCGTAAACAGTTAAGTGAGGTAGTTGACTCAGATCAGACAATAGCGCTCAGAGAGGCTGTGAAAGCGGCTCAGGATAGCTATGATAATCTGATCAAAAATCAGCAGGCATCCATGGCTGACGTACAAGCGGAGATCCAGAGGTTAAACGCTGACTCTGTACAGTATCACAACATCCTAAACGATCATGGCGCTTACGTGGCCACGCAAAAAAAGGCTGTGGCCATGTGTATACAAATTAAAGCAAAAGAGGACACGCTCATTGACTTTGAGCAGCAGTCTATCCTGATCGATCGCTTTTTAGAGATCAAGCTCGGACTGTTCCAGCGTCGTATTTCCAGCGTGTTTGGTGATCGTGTCCAATTTACTCTGATCAAATACAATCTCAAAAAAGGCAGCTGGGATGAGGTGTGCTATCCATCGGTGTTGGACAAAAACACACCGTTTGAGGATGGCTCGGGCTCTGAAAAGATCCTGACAGGCATCTACCTGGCTGAGTGTGTTAAACGTCACCTCGGACTGGGGGATCTGCCTTACATATTTGATGAGTGCGACAAGCTCGACACAGCCAGCCTGGCAGCGATTCCGACGCAGGCACAGATCATCACGACTAAAGTTGACGACATCAACTACAACAAAGTAACGCTGATCACAGCGTAAGAAAGGGAAGGTTAAAAGTTTATGATTAAAGGTACAGTCAAGTTTTTTGAGGACAAAAAGGGTTATGGTTTCATCGCCGGCGACAACGGAGTTGATTATTTCTTTCACTGGTCTGATTTACAAATGGAAGGCTTTAAAAAAGCTGAAAAAGATCAACGGGTAACCTTTGAGGTTATTCAGGGTGACCATGGTGAAAAAGCAGGCTATGTCTGCTTGGAGGCTTGATGATGAAGAACAAAAAGAACACAAGCTCAATTCTTGAGTTCAATGGTGGAGCTATCCTAGAACGGATTGATCTTGAACTGAGCAAAGTTTTGAAAAACATTGCTGATCTTAATACGGATCCAGTTAAGCCAAGAAAAATTAAAGTCGAATTAACCGTTCAGGCTGACTATGAAAGAAAGAACCCGGCAGTAACAGTTAAAGTTTCTAGTTCGTTACAACCAACGAATCCTATCAAAGTTTCTTTGCTTACAGTCCAAATTGTTGATGAGGAAACTGGCGAGATCAAAGAGGGTTTGCAAGAAAACTGCGGAGTAGCTCCGGGACAGATTAACTTATCAGGTGATGTCGTGATGCCGGAAATTTATATACCATCAGAAAGAGCGAATTAAGGAGGAAATCGCAATGTTAAAAGAAGCTATTGAAAAAATTCAGGAACTAGTCGAAAGTCGAAACAAGGTGCAAACAATTGATATTGAGGGTACAACTTACACGGAGTTGGCTCTCAGCCCAATCAAAGAGCGGAT